GCCAAGCTGAAGAGCGATGACTGGGACAGGTTCGGCTCGGGCTTCATCTGCCCGTCGTGTCACGCGCTCGTGCTGCCGGAAGCGCGTGCCGGCCATCGCGCATGGCATGGGCCGCCAGACGAGTTCTGATGACCCGCGACGACCACCTGCAGCTGCTCGCGGAATGCGAGCGTCGCAAGCACGAGAAGTTCAGGAGCTACTTCCCTGACACCGGGCCGTTCCGCCGCGACCTGTATCCGAAGCACGTCGAGTTCTTTCGGCTCGGGTCGCTGTTCCGCGAGCGCCTGTTTATGGCGGCGAACCGCATCGGCAAGTCAGGAGCCGGCGCGTTCGAAGTGACGTGTCATGCGACCGGCTACTACCCTGACTGGTGGGAAGGCAAGCGCTTCAAGGAGCCTGTCGAGGTCTGGTGCGCCGGCACGACGGGGGAGACGACCCGCGACATCGTGCAGACGTGGCTGCTCGGCAACCCGAAGGAACTGGGCAACTGGTTCGGCTCGATGATTCCGGCGCAGCTGATTCTCGACTACAGCCGGCGCACGCACGGGCTCGCCGATGCGCTGGAGAGCGTGCAGGTGCGACACGTCAGCGGGGGCGTGTCGACGGTTGGGTTCAAGACCTACGAGCAGGGTCGCAAGTCGTTCGAAGGCACGAGCAAGCACGTCATCTGGAACGACGAGGAGCCGCCCGAGGACGTCTACACCGAGCAGCTGCTGCGTATCACGACGACCAAGGGCATCACGATGATCACGTTCACGCCGCTGCAGGGCATGAGCGACGTGGTGACGAGCTTCATCGAGCCCAGCGACGCAGCGCGAGAGTTCAAGACCTACGTGCAGGCCGGCTGGAAACATGTGCCGCACCTCGACCCGGAGGCGACGCGAGCGCTGATGGCGACGATGCCGCCGCACCAGATCAAGGCGCGCTCGGAAGGCGAGCCGACACTGGGCTCGGGTGCCATCTACCCGATCAACGAGGAGGACATCGTGGTGCCGACTCGTGAGATTCCGCGCTCGTGGCCTCGCGGGTATGCCCTAGACGTGGGCTGGAACCGCACGGCAGCCCTCTGGGGCGCAAAAGACCCGGGCTCCCTAGTCTGGGAGCTTTACGACGAGCACTATCGCTCTCAGGGCGAGCCGCCGAGCCACGCCATCGCGATTCAGGGACGCGGGGAGTGGCAGCAGGGCGCGGTCGACCCGGCGTCGATGGGGTCGAGCGTGCTGGATGGGCGCGTGGCGTTCGACGAGTATGTGAAGCTCGGGCTGCATCTGGTGCCGGCGGTGAACGCGGTCGAGGCCGGCATCACGCACGTCTGGACGCAGTTGATCACGGGCCGGCTGCGCGTGCAGTCGCACCTGACGCACTGGTTGACCGAGTTCCGGCGTTACCATCGCAACGAGAAGGGCGTGGTCGTCAAGAAGAACGACCACCTGATGGACTGCACGCGCTACCTGCTGATGACGGGTGACGAAGTGTTACAGGTGCCGCCGGGGCCGGTGCGAATGCGACGCGATGCCGGCGAGTCGCACCCACAGGGATGGATGGGCAGCTAATGAATCGACGAGGCTTTCTTCGCACGCTCGCCGCCGCGATGGCCGGCGCGACGCTCGACCCGGAGCGGCTGTTCTGGGTGCCGGGGAAGAAGACCATCTTCCTGCCTGACTGGTCGCAGCCGCCTGCGCCTGCGCTTAGGTTGTGCTTTCATCCAGACGCGTTTGCACTTGTGATGGCGAACCTGCAGTTCGATGTTCGTCGATTCGATGTGCTCTATGGCACGTCAATGGTCATGGGCAATAAGGTCAACGTTCGACTGCCGAAACGCTTCAGCGCGCACACAGTCGTAGACTGACGAGGCGGCGACGTCGGTGCGGCTCTGCGTCTCACAGCGCGGTGCCGAGGGGTCATCGGCGTCGCCCAATACACACATGGCTACCAACGACGACGACATCAACCTCGACGACCCGGCCGAAGGGTTTGACCCGAAGCGCGAAACCAACGCGGTGACGTCGCGCCCGAAGGAATGCGACGAGGCCATCGAGGAACTGAAGCTGGTGCTCGACGCCGAGGGCGACCAGCGCGAGCTTGAAGACGACGACCTCGCCTTCGATGCCGGCGACCAGTGGCCCGAAGAGGTGAAGATCAGTCGCGGCCGACAGGTCATCGACAACGTCGAGATTCCGCCGCGCCCGATGCTCACCATCCCCAAACTGAATCAGCCGGTGCAGCTGGTCGTCAACCAGCAGCGCAAGGCGCATCTGGGCATCAGCGTCCACGCGCAGAGCGAAGATGCCGAGCGCGAGACGGCCGAAGTGCTCGACGGCCTGATGCGGCATATCCAGAACAAGTCGAACGCGTCGCTCGCTCGGAACTGGTCGTTCGAACGCACGGCCAAGGCCGGCCGAGGCTACTACCGCATCCTCGCGCAGTATTGCGACCACCAAGGCACCGGCTATCACTGGAGCGATCAGGAACTCGTCATCAAGCGCATCCTGAATCAGGGCTCCGTCTACCTCGACCCGTATGCGACCGAGCCTGACTGGAGCGACGGCACCTTCGCGCTGATTGGCGGCTTCCTGTCGGTGAAGACCTACAAAAAGCGCTGGCCGAACTCGCGCATGGCGAGGGAAATCCTGACCGAGGACGAGTTCGACCTCGACGACTCGCTCACAGAGCCCGACTGGATGAGCGACAACATCGACGGCAAGGGTCAAGGCCATCGCGGCGTGCGCGTGATGGAGCGCTTCGTCGTCCAAACCAAGAACCGCTTCCGCATCGCCTACACCGACAAGGACGGCAGCAAGCTCATCGAGGAATACGTCGACGACACGTTCGACGACAAGCAGCGCAGCGAATACATGCAGAGCCTCGGTGACCGCGTGCGAGCGAAGCGCGAGACGGCCGAGCGCAGCATCAAGTGGATGAAGCTGAACGCCGTCGAGGTGCTGGAGCAGGAAGACTGGCCGGGCCAGTGGATTCCGATCATCCCGATGATCGCGGTCGAGCAATTCTTCAAGAACATCCATCGCTGGGTCGGCATGATTCGACCGTCGAAGGACGGAGCGCGCCTGTTCAACTACGCGGCCACGGCGGCGGTCGAGAAGGAAGCGCTCGACACCAAGGCTCCCTACATCGGCTACGAGGGCCAGTTCAAGGGCCACGAGAGCGCGTGGACGCAGAGCGCGACCCGGAACTTCCCCTACCTGCAGGTGGCCCCGGTCAGCATCGGCGGCCAGCCGGCCCCGTTCCCGCAGCGCAACGTCGCGAGCCCGAACCTGACCGGCTCGCTGGCGCTCTTGGAAGCGGCCGACAACTTCATCAAGGCGACCACGTTCACCTACGACCCGTCGCTGGGTGATTCACCGAGCGCAGACAGCGGCCGGAAGGTGCTCGCGCTGCAGCAGCAGAGCGACGCCGGCAACTCGCACTACCTCGACAACCTCGCTACCATCTCGATGCCGCACGAGGCTCGCGTGCTGCTCGACCTCATCCCGCACTACTACGACCGGCCCGGGCGCATCGTGCAGGTGCTCGGCGAGACGGACAAGAAGCCCAAAGAGGTCATGCTGAACGCGCCGTTCATCCAGCACCCGCAGACGGGTAAGCCCGTGCAGGTGCCTACAGAGCAGCTGCAGGGCGGTCAGGCACCACCGAAGGGGATGAAGCAATACGACCTGAAGAAGGGCTCGTATGCGGCGGTCGTCAGCATCGGCAAAAACTACGAGAGCCGGCTGCAGGAAGGCAGCGACGAGATTGGTCGCGTGCTGGAAGCCGCGCCCGACCTGCTGAAGATCATCGGCGACATCTACTTCAAGTTCCGCGACTTCCCGGGCCATCAGGAGATTGCCGACCGGATGCGTCGCATGGTGCCGCCCGAGGTGCTCGGCGAGCAGGAAGGCGACGACAACGACCCCGAGGCGCTCAAGGCCAAGCTCGGACAGATGCAGCAGTCGTTCGGGCAGCTGAAGCAGGCGTTCGGCGACGCGATGAAGCAGCTGGAGACGAAGCAGGTCGAGGCCGGCGCGAAGATTCAGAGCGAGCAGGTGAAGGCCCAAGCGGCGATGCAGCTGGCGCAGATGAAGCAGGAAGGCGAGGAGCGGCTCGCGCAGATCGACGCGATGCTGAAGATCCGCATCGCGGAAATCGAGAGCGCGATGGACGAGCGGAAGGCGGCCGTCGACCTTGCCGGCAAGAAGGCACTACAGGACGACCAGCAGGCGCACGAGATTGCGCTCGTGCAGGTCGAGCACGCGATGACCGAAGACCTCGCCATCGCCGCGCACCAGCAGGCGATGGAGACGCTCGGCGTGCAGCAGTCGCACGAGCAGGCGTCGCAGGCCGTCGACCACGCGGTGACGCAGGACGAGGCTGCCGCCGGCCGCGAGCACGAGAGCGGCGAAGCGGAGGCGGCCCGGGCGCACGCCAGCGAGGAAGCCGAAGCCGGGCGCGCCTTCGAAGGCGAGCAGGCCGAGGCCGACCGCGAGGTGGCCGAAGAGACGGCAGGAGACGCCGAAGAGTAGACGGGGCGCGCACACAGTGCGACACTCCGGTGCAGCTAGGTGCGTCGTGGCGGCGGTCACGACGTGTCCGAACGTGGTTTCTCTGGGCCACTGCTGACACCTCGACACACTGGAGAGCGCTTCTAGAGAGGCGCGTGCGGACAGGCCCAGTAGGGCGACCGATTTGCCATTGGTCATCGCCTGAAGCGGCCCCAACGCACGCGCTTTTTCTTTTGGCCTCTCCAGTGCGTCGCATCCATGAGCGGAAGGAACGCGAGTGCCAATCAAT